CTTCTAATTCATCCAAAGAATAGATAACCGGAAGATATGACGGCGTATCAAGGATGCCGTCGCGGACCTTACAAGAAAACGAAAACAAATCCGCCTCCAAAGATTCGCGGCGCGTGCCGGCCGTAGTAATCGACAATAAGAGCGGTTGAGTACGCGCGCCCATTGACGTTTGAATAGCCTCCCAAAGCTCGCGCCGATTGTGCATCGCGTGAACCTCGTCACATATCGCAAATGAAATATGAAGCCCGTGAGCCGTAGGTGCGTCGCTAGACATCGGCAACCAACTGCCGCCCTCAACAGGACATAAAATTTTATGCGCGTAGACTTCGAGCCGAGAAGATAACTCAGGTTCCGCCCGTACCATCGCTTTAGCCCGTTCGAATACTAGTTTCGCTTGCGCGCGATCCGCCGCGATAGAAACAACTTCCGGCGTAGGTTCGCTATCGCCGAGTAAATGATAAAGCCCCAGCGGCGCGCATAGTTCCGTTTTTCCATTTTTACGCGGCACCCATACGCCGCATTGCCGGTAGCGGCGAAGCCCGCGCGAATCCAGCCACCCGTACAAATTTGAAACTAGAATAACTTGCCAGGGTAACAGCCGAAAAGGCTTACCCGCCCAGGAGCCTTTAGCGTAATGACATAAGCCCTCAATAAAATCGAGCGCGTGCGCGGCCGCTTCAGGATCAAAAGTATACCGCCCGCCCGCCGTTGCGATGGCATCGTATCCCGGTATCAGGTTCACACTTTCCGCGGAAATCTTCGCGCGCGTCAATTACGAAACCTCGAAAGCAGTTTAAGTATACGGACTTGCAAAAGTAAAATAGAAACAGAAAGAACAAGATGGACAATAGACAGATAAATCATTTTTTAGCCCTCGCAAATAAACTAGCCTTCGTATTCGGCGCGTTCAACTTTCCAACAATCAACCGCGCGCGCGCGGCTGGCGTTAGTCCGAACTCCGTTAAACCACGATTCACCGCGTCCCTCAGCCGGACAGAATTAGCGACCATCGCAGAAACCGAAACGCCGACCAGCTCGCCGCCATCGTCATACCGTAAAACCGAATAGACCGCCCGACCAACTCGCGCTATCTCCGCTTGATTGTCGCAATACATAGCCCAATTCTCGCATAACATCGCTAATTCCATTTCATCGGCGCGCGTCAAAACTCGCATAGCCGACAGCATCGGCGCCAAGCGCCGCCAAGTATCGAGCGCAACGCCAATAAGGAACGTAGGAGGTTCCACCGTTTCAGATGGCGCTATCGGTTCAAATCCGCGCGTAGTCTCAACAGTATAAATATCAGCCGACGCCGTAAGGAGCGCCGTAGGCTTACGCTTCCGCCCCCTCACGCGCGGAGCCTTCCGCGGACAGTCTCGCAAAATAATACCGCGGCCTCACGGTCACGAAATACGCGAGAAGCGCGACACGCGCGCCCATTATATTTTAATGATGGCGCGTCAAAATCGACAAAGTAAACAGCGCCACCCGCGCCGGCAATCGCCGCCGCTGGCGGCAGAAATTCAACTACCCAGGCTATTTCAGGTTGAGGATATGGATATTTTTTCTTCGCTTCAAATAATGCGCGCCGCGCATCATCGTAAGGAATAGGCGCCAAAGTCTCTATCCACAAATCACGCAAGGTATTCGACCACGTAGCCCGCGGCCATAATTCCCGAATCAATAGCCGGATTTCGTCGCTAAGCACTCGCGCCCCCTAACTTCAAAGCGCCAATAGCGCGACCACGCGCCGTAACTTGGCCGCCCGTTTGGCCAGCCGAAACGCGCGACGCGTATTTTTTCCGCAACGCTTCGACCTTGCTTAACTTCAAATCTCCACCGCTGGAATAAAAGCGCAAAAGAACAACGCTTAAATCAGCTTCAGAAATTGAGCCGCCTACCACCTGGCGTATTGACTCCGCATTATCCGCTACCGGATGATGCCAACCACAAAACGCAAGCCGGACAAAAGCGCCTAGCTGTTCATTCGTCAACGTTTGGACCGAGCCTAGAAATTCATCAGTAAATAGCGGTAAATATGGCGGTAAAATCATTTTTACATATCCTCGACTTGAATTAAATTATGAAATTTATGCAACATATCCGCGCGATATTTTTTTGGCATTGACTCCCAGCGCGCCGCGGCGCGATAGACCGCGTTCGATGGCGCCGAGAGAATGCGCGAAACTTCCGCTATAGAAACATCCAAACCATAAACGCATAGCCCAACGTAGACCGCGCGCCGCCGCGAAATCTCCCGTAAACGTATTTCAGTATTCCAATGAGGAAGCGCTCCGCACTCGCGCAAAACCAAAGTATCAACGCAAGAAATGCAAGCAGATTGGCAAGAGGTTAGAATGGTAAGCCCTCCGGTAAATTTTTCGCCTTAGTCGCAGGGTATAAAAGCACTAATTCCCCGCGCGCGGTTCGTCCTGGCTTTACGGAGTACTCGACAAGCCCGCCCGATAATTGAGCCGTATTCGCATCCATAAATACAGTCTCAGACCACGTAAACGCCTCGACAGATTGCCCGCTATCGTCATCGACAATATCAACCATATATTGAACCCACGCGCGCCCTGTTGACTTCGCGACGCCGCGGCGAATCTCACACGCAACGACTCGCCCAATAGCCCCGCCGCCGGCGGCAGCTGGCCCGATTGCCGCCGGCGTAGGAACTTTAACCGGCGGCAGTTCAACGCGCGACGCCGCGAGACTCGCCGCAGGTTTTTTTATTGTATCGCCGCCCAAGCGGCCCCATTCAGCGCCCAGGTTATGAGGTTCCGGACGATCCAACTCTAAGCGCTTTTGTTCCGGCGTTTGAACAATCGCGCCCGGTATAGTCTCTATCTCTGATTCATCAAGAACGCCGAGGCCCGCAATCGACAAAGTAGCGCGCCGCTTCGCTTTTGTTTCAGCTTTCATAACTGCATTGGCGAGCGCGTCACCCTTTAGACCGTCGATAGCCACGGCGCCGGTAGCGCAATCAATCCGCCCTTTAGCATTTTGGACCTTACAAGTAACCACATAGACACCGTTTACGCTTGAATGATCAAGCGCCGTAACAGATATCCCGTTTATTACGCGTAATTGTTCGGTACAGGATTTTGTCGCGTATAGGACTTGCTTACCGCTTAGCGTCAAAAATTGGAAAGGTTGGGTAAGAGGATCAAGCCCCAGCCGTTCGCATATTTGCCGGTAGTAATCCACCTTATCCGATGGACTCAACGCGCTTATATCGCCCTTCGTTACGATCCGTTCGATTAAATCAGACATTCATACTCCTCATTATTAAATTTTTTAATTCGTTCCCCTAGCCATTCCATACAATTAACAGCCATTGAATTCCCCAAAGCTTTATACCGAGGCCCATCGGGGCAATCGTTCGCGCTTTTATTTTTCCACGGTATAGCCGTCCAACCATCGGGGAAGCCTTGCAATCTCTCGCACTCCGTAGGAGTTAGCCGGCGAACTTGCATAGTTGGCGCAAGTGCCACGGCGTGGACATCCGTACTATTAAGCGTAAACATTTCGCCGTCATCTGAACAGCCCGACCCTTGCGGTCCGTTGTGATCTTGCCGACCAATCACCGTCCCTTGAATTGCAACTGCCTGTGCGCCAGTTTGGTCGATGGTGCCAGTCCCGTACCGAGAAACGCAACTCGGCGCAACATCGTGAGGTCCAGTCACTCTTGAATCGTTGGGATGATTCTCGAACAGGATCGCAGTAGTCGCACGAGTATCGCCAACATCGAAAGCGTTCTGTGTAGGCGCAACTACGCCTTCAACCCAAGTCTCGTTGTCGGTCGTTGACTGCGCTCTCTTTGCTTTGACAAAAGGAACAGGCTGCAACACCGCCCCGAAATTATCTTTGTCGGGCATCCGTTGCGCTCCATTAGCGTTTGATTTGGTCAATGTGCTGGCCGTGTTTTCTCCGTCCCACCAACACGGTATCAACTGGTTTGCTTGCACAATGTAATTAGAAACCTGTTTCGCCATAACAGCGCAAACTGGGCCAACAATTAACGATTCAGACCCGCCGCCTAAATCACCACCCGCCGCCCGTAGTGGTGAAATATTATCGCATTCCGTAAATTGTGCAAAAGATGAACTAGTAAAACTTGAATTATGTTTAACTACTTTGCTACCGCTTCCAGCGCCTTGCTCAACATCGGCGGAAGTTCCTTTCCGCGTCGCGCGGCGCGGCGCAGAATACCGCGGCAAGCTTTCGGACTCAAATAAAACCTTCGCGGCACGGATTGCATCTCCAAAACATCCGACAACGAAGACACGCCGCCGACGTTGCGGCACGGCTCTAGGATGCCCGTATGTTCGGACCCATTGAGCGTCAATAACCCGGTAGGCAAACCCATACCCCAACTCCCCCAACGCCCCAAGGAAGGAACCAAAATCTTTCCCTCCATTTGAGGACAAAACGCCAGGGACATTTTCCCAAACGATCCACTTGGAATTAAAATGTTCAGCGATTCCAAGAAAGGTAAGCATAAGGTTTCCACGTGGGTCTTTGAGGCCTTGCCGCAAACCGGCAACGCTGAAAGACTGGCACGGGGTACCTCCGACCAAAAGGTCAACTGTTCCGCGTTTGATGTCCCATTGATCATATTTTGTCATATCTCCAAAATTTTTAACCGTAGGAAAATGATGAGCAAGCACAGCCGAAGGAAAAGGCTCTATTTCAGAAAAACCAATCGGCGTCCACCCCAAAGGATGCCAAGCCACGGAGGCCGCTTCTATTCCTGAGCAAACAGATAAATAATTCATTTACTGCCGCCCCAAATTGTTAAATTTTGTCCGTGACCGTGAACGCCCGCCCGCGCGGACTTTTGATAACCCATATTTTTAATTAGACCGCGACGCGACGCCGCGCCCAATCGACCGCCCATACCTTTAGTAACCGCCACCCCTGGCAAGCGCTCCCAAACATCATCCGACGTAAACGGCAAACCACTCGCCGCGAGAGATTCAATAGCCATATCAACCGCCAGAATCTCCACCGCAGACCATTTAGAAATGCCGACCCGCGCCGAGGCCGCCATACCGCGCGCTTGCCCAACGCGGACCGCTTGCGAAACGTCCCAAGCTGGCGCCGCGTTAGGATGCACAGACGGCCGCAAAGTAAATAGCGTATTTTCGATCACGCGCCACCCCCCCGCGCGCAATCCCAAGCGCCAATAACGACGCGCACGCCCTTAGCCGCGGCCGCGCGACATTCAGCCGCCGCAAGATTAGACG